CCAGCTCTATTTTCTGTCCTTGCGGACTCTTCTTGTTTATCTTGGTCTTTTCCTCCAGATAGGTTAACGTTCGGTGCAGTTTCTTGCATTTCTGCTATTCCATCCGGATTCAATCCTCTCTCTGACCTTACTTCATTAGGTGAAAGAACACCCTCTGATAGGTATATCATATCAGTTTTTGCTTTAACAAAAGCATCGTCTACATTTATTTGTCTAAATTTAAATCTAGCTCCACCACTTTCTAATTGTGGCATTAATTGTGAATTCAATGCTGATTCTATTGCTGCTTGTAAATGTCTAACGTATGGTTCAAAGACAGCTCGTGCTTGCTCTGGTTTGTCAAACATTGAAACTGGTACCTTTAAAGCTATATGTATCTTTTTTAATATATCGTCTGTGTACTTACCATACTCAAACGCTCGTTGTGTACCTTGTAGTTCTTTAACTGTTATATCATTACCATGTATAATATCTTCGCCGGGTTCTAATCCATTGAATGCATCTACAACTTCGTTAATTTTGTCAGCGTTATAAGGCATATCAGGAAGCCCACAACTAATATCAAACCTACTATTAGCATATTTATTAAGAGCAGCACCAATATCTCTTTCAGCATAGTCTTTGAGGTCAACCAAATAGAGGATTGGGTGAATATCACTAAGACCATAAGCAAAATCATCGAAAGTGTTATTCTTAAATTCAATAATCTCATTTTCTTCAAACCTCACGGATGTCTTATCGTCTCCTAGGTCTTGATAATAATACATAATCTGACCATTTGGAGTTCTTTGTACCTTCATATTAAGAGAAGACCTTAAAACTAGGTTATCTCCTGTATATTCTAGATATGAAGTACCAAAAATACGACCATTTCTCAACCAACCATATAATAATTGGTCAATATTAATCTCATCAAAAAGTTTAGTGATAGCTTGGCGTTCTTCGTCATTATCTGTTACTATATCGTAACCATCCTTGGCCGCGTATAAACACGGTAAATCAATAAGCGTTCTAACAATAGGGTCAGCTAGGTACACATTCATGTACGTTCTTGCGTCTCCTATTTGCTTTTCGTATTGCCCACCGAACATATTCGATTGATTTTGGAGCTGAAGGCGTTTAATAACACCTGCACCATAATCTCGAGGTTCGTTTGCGGCAAATGGCGGGTTCGACCCCACCGACGCAAATTTACGCCTATTCCAAGGCAAATAATCACGTAGAGCCATAGCTATCAATTCCTATTATATAAACAGAGTATATAAAGCTTTCGCTCATAATCCCCCCGGTATGTGCTTATTTAGAGTATTTCTACCTCTTCCGGTCCTAAAAATAGAAGGAACGTCTGTATTTTGACTAGCTCTTCTAACATTTTTACTTATGTTAGTACTAGCAAAGGTAGCACTAGCTGGTGACATAGACAAACACGCATGTATACCCATGACCGAACTATCGCAATAATCATCATGTTTACCATCTGGAGCAGCAATCCTCTCTGTTTTTTGGGCTGCATCCATCACATATTCTAATTCACAGTGCTCTCTTATCCATTTATTGACTAATTTAGCGTCATCTTTTTCTAAATCCACAGGATGTGGTATTTTCACTATACCTTGTTGTACATATGATACATAATCTCTGTAAGCTTGGGTTTTAGTACCCTTTGGGCCTCCAGTAAAAACGAAAGGTATAAAATGTCTTCCATCTTCGTAACAGGCTTTCCTTATGTCTTGCTCAATCGCACCACCAATACCAGTAGCGTCAATAATAATACGCTCAGCCCCAAAGTCTGTAGCAGTGTCAATGATACGTTGACGTTGAAATGGAATGTCATGTCCACCGCTTCTAGGATTGATTTCTTCCAAAGAGATAAGACGTGCAATATTTCCATCTGCTGCTTTCTCGACGGCCCAAACGCTAATAACAGTACTATTAACGGATTTGCCAATATCCACGGCCACAGTACAATTCGGATAAACCTTTCCTCGCTCTGCGAAAGAGGTTCCTCGTTGTCTACAGGCTTTGATAGCTTCTGGATTGAAGATGTTTGAGACCGACTCGACGAACTCGCACTCATATTCTGTTCTCCAATATATTGAATCTTCACCCCATTCCAACATCTTATCAAGCATTTCTGATTCTGTATATGGAGGCGTATAGGCTCTACCAGACTTCACCGCATCTCTCCATGTATACACTAATCTTGTAAACGTATCTGCATAAGCATCGTCATATAAATAACGCCACATGTGATTTTCTTTACTTTTCGGGGTACCCAAGTTAATAAAGGGTGCTTTGTTCGCTACAATACAAGGCTCTACATTGTCAATGAATAATTTATCATCTATAAGTGGACTCTCATCCACAATTAAGAAGGTAGGGTGCTGGCC